GCCGGTGGTGACGCTGCCAGCGGCTTGACTGACGGGATCGATGGTGGCGAGAACGGCAACGGTCTCGCTGCCTTTTGCATTTGGAAACATGGGATACTTCTCCTATTAATGATGGAAGGAAGGGACGCCGTCTGGCATCCCCTGATCCGGGTTAGCGAGCGCCAAGTTGGACGTAAGGCGAAAGGGTGTTGCTGCCCTTCGCCGGATTGATTGCCGCTGCGATCTTTGATTGGCCATCCATGCGGAAGGTCGTACGGAAGGCCGTGAGATCCGCATCGAAGTACAGGTGCATTGATGTCGCCGTCTGCATGCCACCCGCCTTGGTGATGGTTTGGTAGTAGGACAAATCGACGAGGATTACATCGCCCTGGCTGGAAAAGCTGGCGGCGTGCTGTGAGACAAGGATCGGGCGACCGAGCAGCAGGCCATATGGACTGACCTGCAAACCGCCAACGCTGGCACCTCCGGGCAGATAGATCGGATAGTTGCCCAGTGTCAAGGTGAATAGTGCCGGAAGCACGTCGTTGTTGATGATCCAGACCGCCTTGCTGTAGGACCCTGCCGGTAAGCGTGCAACCATCTTGGCCAGGTTCTTCGGATCGAGCGTCTGCGTCGCCTGGCCGGATTCCTTCGCTACGGTGATTACCGCAGCGCTGGCAAGACAACCCGCCGGGATGCCGTTACCAGCACCGAAGAGAATGGCCTCGTTGGTTTTCCAGCGGATCGAATCCGCGATCTTGCCCGGCAGATAACTGGTGAGGGCATTGGCATCAGCGAGCAACTCATCGGTGGTCGGCACCAGCGCCATCAGTTTCTTGAGGCGCAGCGTTGCCAATCCCATGGCCGGCTTGGTCGCATTGGCGGTCGCGGCCTCGCCCTGCCAGTAGGCTCGAATGCCGTTGGTGCCCCAGGGCGTCGTCTCATCCTTGGGGAAGGCCATGCTGTTGCTATCAATCTCGACTTCATCGGTCAGCGGCAGCAACGAGTCCTCACCCAATGAGAGGGTAAATATCTCCTTCGAGAACTCGGGCGGAACCAGAAAGCCGCCATCCTGGCCGGCGTTTTCGTTGCCATAGTACGACGGCGCCGCAGCGCCGATCAGCAAGCGCTGGTCCGGACTTTGCCCGGGCTGCTCGGCGCGAAAGACGGATTGCATGAATTCACCGACCGTCCTGAAGCCACGCTTCGGATCAGATTCGACGTTCTCGGTGACGAGCACGCCGATGGCACCCTGTACACCGATCTGCGCTTGAGCAGAAATCAGTTCGTGCTCCACATCAATCTGCGCCTGGATACGATCCACTTCCTGTGCCGTCTCATTCGCCTCGGCGCGAAGCTGATCGAAATTCGTCTGCTCTGCGGCGGTTAAATCACGGCTTTCGGCGGTGGCCTTGTCCAGCAGGGTGCCGGCTTGTTTGAGGGATTCGGCCTTGGCCGACAACTGCGCCGACTTGCGAGCTTGTAGCTCACGAAGTTTCTTGCTCATAGAGTTCTCCAAATAGAAAACCCGCACTTGGGCGGGTTTGAGGGGTGTAAAAAACCGCCAGGCGGCGGTTCGATATCCTGCGAAGCAGCCAACGGGCCGCGCGGTGTTACAAGGACCGGCTCAAAGGAGCCGTTCCGGGCTAAATCAGAGACAGCCGCGCCGCGGCGAGTCGGTTGGCAGATGCGCCACGCAGCGCGCGCGTATCCTTTTGCATCTTCTTGATGAGGTCCTCGAAGGTCGTGATGCCATCGACCATCTTTTGTTCGAGGGCGGCACTGGCGCCGAGCACTCGGCCCTGACCCATGCCGTCGCGCACTTGAGCGATGGACACGCCACGGCCGCGCGATACGGTTTTGGTAAACGCGTTGTAGTAGTCGTCCACACGGCTCTGCATGAAAGCCTTGGCGTCCTCATCAAGGGGTTGGTAGGGGTTGCCTTCGACCTTGAACTTTCCAGCGGAAATCAACGTCGGTGCGACACCTGCCTCGGCATAGGCCTCCGAGTAATCGAAGTGCGCTTGCCAGACACCGATACTGCCGACCTCGCCGCCGGGCGTGATGTAGAACTCCGACGCAGCGCAGCCGAGCCAATAGGCCGCCGAGGCAGCGAGGCTGTCGGCGATGGCCACCACCGGTTTCTGACCGCGTGACTGGTAGATGAGATCGGCCAGTTCGCTGACGCCATAAACGGAACCACCGGGTGAGTCGATATCGATCAAGATGCTGCTGACAGTGTCGTCGTTTAATGCATCACGCAATGAGCTGCCAAACAATTGTGTGCTGACGCTGCCGGGGCCAGATACGTCTTCCACCATGTTGCCGCGCTGGGTGATCACACCATAGAGCGGCAGCACGGCGATGGCGCCAGCACCCGAGCGCACATTGTTCTGCGCTCGAGCTGCGCGCGTTTCGCGCGCAGTGGCAATTCCCGCCATGACCTCGTCAGACGGTTTTCTCCCTTGCACCCAGCGCGAGACGATGCTGGAAAACGCCTGAAGGCGTTCGGGCATCAATGCCCAGGGGGTAGATAGAAATTCGGAGACCAGGAGTGCATGGTTCATGTTTCACTCTTTCTTGTAAATGTCGTCATTGCCAATACCCACGAGGCTTGCCAGAGCCAGCTGTTCCAGCGTAGCCATTGGGTCGTGAATACCCTTGGCGTTCAGGGTTTTCAGCATGTGCTCGCAATGCGCACGGGCAACGTCTACGCTTACACCCAGTGAATCCGCGACATACCCGGCATGCCCCGCGTAAAACGTGCGCACCGCTTCGGCAACGTTGCCGCCACGTTCGTGCGCCCGGGTCAGGGCCAATGCTTCCTTGCGGGCGATGCGCGCGCCAACTGCGCTCACCACGGCACGCAGTCGCTGCCGGACCATCGCTTCTTCCTGGCTTTCATGATCGGGGGACTGCGTGATGGTTTCAGTTGGGTCTTCCTCAATTTCTTCTTCGGCCCAGGACTCTTCGACCATGTTGAGTGGCCGCAGGGGTTCGTCCAGGCCATCGATCGGGTTCATGTTTTCTGCGATACGTGCTTCGTTGCGGGTCATCCAGCCATCGAGAATTCCGGCATGGTAGAAGGCGGCGCGTGCGCTGCTGTCACCGCGCATCAGATTGGAAAAATCGAACTCGACCTCCAAACCTTCGTCATCGAACAGCAGATCCGCCTCGATAGACGCTTCCCACCGCTCTGCCCACGGCGTCACGGTATGCATGATGAATTCGAGCGACTGCTGTTCGATGTTGCTGAACGTGGCGCGATCGAGATCAGCAATCATGTGCGGTGGTACGCGAAACACGCGGGCGACATCGGCAATCTGAAATTTGCGCAGTTCGAGGAATTGGGCGTCCTTGTTGGTGACGCCGACCTCGTTATATTTCATGCCATTTTCAAGCACGAGGATCTTGCCCCGGTTGGCGCCGGACTGCGCTGCCTGAAAGCTCTCCCGAAAAACGTCGCGAGCGGCCTTGTCCTTAAAGTTGCCAGGAAATTCAATCCATCCACCGGTCGGCTTGGCATCGTTGGCAAAAAAGCGCGCGCCATAGTCCTGGGCAGCCAACGCCACCCCAAAATTCTCTCGCGCCAGGTCGATGGGACTCAGGCCCATGAGTCCGTCTGATGACAATCCGCGCAGATGCCAGATTTCGCCACGTGCTACCGCTCGACTGCCTCCTTGCCGGTCAGTCACCCGGTAACGGTAGTCGCCGTTGTCGAGCATTTCCATACTGATGCGGTCCGGATGCACCGGGACCAACTCGGTAATCTCGCCACGACTGTTGGCGATGATCTGGTTGTAAGCGTTACCTCGCAAAGCGAGGTGGCCTTGCAGCATTTCGCGCCACTCGAAAGCGTTTTGCCAGCGGTTGGGGCGTTTGGCCAGGAGGCGGTAGAGCCAGTGATCGGTGACTCGTTCCTTGCCACCGTCAGTGCGTTGTCGGTAAAGCACGATGGGCAGCATGGCGAGCGTCTCGGCAAGAATGCGCACACAAGCATAGACGGCTGACAAGCGCATGGCCGTATCCGCCGACACGCGCGTGCCGCTCGAGTTGCGCACACTGACCGGCTCGAACCAGAAATCCCCCCAGGGCGATCGGTCACCAGAGGCTGCGCGGAACCGGTCGAGGAAGTTGAACATTCCCATCAGAGCATCACCAGTTCGTAGTCGGCACCCAGTTCGATGTGATTACCGGGTGTGATCGCTCGTGACAGGCCCATGATCAACGCCACGATGCCGTCAATCTTGTTCTCCGGGCGCTCCTTCCTCGGATAGATGTTGTCCTTGGCATCGAGATGCGCCACGACGTTGCTGACCATCCATCCCAGTACCGGGTCGCCATCGTGCGCCAGCTTTCCTTGAAGGACCAAGGCCTCCAGAATTTTCATGGGCTCGCTGAAGTTGAGTACCGTTGGACGCACTTCGATCATTGGCAAGCCCTCGGCCATCATCCGGGTCGATAGCTGCGTCGCTTGGAATGGATCGAACGCCACCGCTTGAACGGCGAAGCGCGAGGCAAATTCGATCAGATCCGCTTCAATCCAACTGAAGTCGATCACGTTGCCTGGCGTGACAGTTAATCTCCCGGTGCCCATCCATCCCGAATACTGACTGTTGCCATTGGCCATCACCGTGTCTTCGGGCAGGTAGTAGCGCCCGAAGGCAACAAACCCACCACCCACCTGCGGATGAGCGAACACCAGCAGCAAGGCAGCAATGTCGGTCTTGCTGGCCAGGTCCAAACCGATCCAGCAGGGTTGCCCAACATAGGCATCGATGTCCAACAGCGGATCGGCACACCGGTCCCACGAACGCATATCCATCCATGCGGTGTCCGCATTGACCCACTCATTTAGGTGCTTGGTCTTGAAGTTGTTTACAGCGCTGGGCATCTGCATGGCCTTTGCCTGCAGTGGAGCCAGCACTTCCGGGCGTACCGAGATACCCCAATTCGGATTGGCCTTGATCAGCGAGTCTTCCAGCGTCCAGTCATCCCCATCATCGAGCCCATAGACGATGCCAAACTGGCTGTCATCCTCGAGTACCCCGTCCAGCAAACGCGTCACAAACGTCCGAACCTCATAACAAATTCCAGATCGATTGCTGCCTGCAGTCGTAATCACCCACAACAGCGAGTTGTCGCGTTTACCAGTGCCGGTTTCCACCACGTCATAGACAGTACGTGTCTTGTGGGCGTGTAACTCATCGACGCAGCCAAAGTGGATGTTCAGACCATCCAGGGTGGAGCCTTCCGCAGACAGCGCCTCGAACTTCGAACCGCTGGTCATCACATGCATGTTGTGCGCGCCGACACCGACACCAAAGCGTGTGCGAAAGCCTGCCGACTGGCGCGCCATGGTTTGCGCATCGCCAAACACAATCCGGGCCTGATCCCGGGTGGTCGCCAGCGAATAGACTTCTGCGCCGGCTTCACCATCCGCGGCGAGCATGTACAACGCCAGCGCCGATGACAGCGTGGATTTGGCGTTACCGCGTGGCACCTCGACGTAAGCCCGGCGAAAACGTCGTTTGCCATCGGTTTTGACCCAACCGAAGACCGTGCTCAGGATGAATACTTGCCAGGGTTCCAGATGAATCGGTTCTCCGGCGAGCGGACCCTTGACGTGGGGCAGCCGCTCAATGAACGCGCACAAGTTGTCTGCCGACGCGAATGACTTGCCGGACCGATCCACCAGCTTCGGGTTGAATCGCAGCAGGCTGCTCTTGCCCTTGAACTTGACCAGGTCGTTCAATTGCCGCTGGCATGCCATGCGCACCCATCGGCACGCGGAAATATCTCCCTCCACCACGGCCTCGGCGTAATGCCGGGCGATGGTCGCGTAACTACGCGCGGGCATCAGCCAGCGATCTCCGACCAAGGATCCAGATCGTCAGCCGCTTCCATGGGCAAGGTGATGCGCGAGCGCGAGGCTGGCGTAAAGCCCATCTCGGTCGCGGCCTTGGTCATGATCTGCGCTTGCTTGTTGGCGATCGCCAGGTACGGCGACTGCATCGGCACACCCGTGTTCGGCGCTTTGATCAGCAATCCTGTCTTGGCCAGGCCCGCTTGCGCCTTGCGATATAAATCAGCGGCGCACGCCCACACCTCGAGCACAGACATATCCAGTCGGCGCAGCAAGTGTTGCGGTGCGCTGTCGATTGCGTAGCGCCATGCGTCCTTGGCACCATCTGTCATGTACGTCGGCGGCTCAACCAGATCCCCTTGGGGCTGCGGCTCGCGCAAGTTC